CCGGAAACGTCTGTTTTAAGTGCATCAACATCGGTTTTCAGTCCGGAAACGTCTGTTTTAAGTGCATCAACATCGGTTTTCAGTCCGGAAACGTCTGAATATTCAGAAAAGTTTGTGTATCTATCATTAATTTTCAATTTTATCTCTCCGGTGCCGGCATCAGATATATAAATTGTCTCACTATCCGGAACCTGCGAAACATCTATTGTTATATAGTATTGTTTGCCGTCTATTTTATATAAAAATGGGGCATTGAAATTTACATTAGTCAACAAATCACCTCTTTGCCAAACTTGGTCTTTCTCCCATGCAAAACCAATTCTATTCCCAAAAACTGAATGTCCTTTTATAAAAGAAAAAAATCCTAATCTTAAACTTTTATCAAATCCGGCAATATTTAACCCTCCAACTTTTTCAAAGAAAAGAGTATTTGTTGCTTTTACGACTGAATTTTGAAAGTCAAACCAATCCGGATAAACATTTATTGATTTATTTGTAAGAACATTTAGCCTATAAACACGCCAAATATTATTGTCCGTATATATTATAGCCAATTCATTTGGATTTACTTGTATATTGCCAAAGTTTACATAAATACCATCTGTTGTAGTCAAATAGAATACATTTGCATCGGGTGTTCCGGGATTTGTGCCGGGTATGGCTATTCCTGCAAATGTCGCATTTTCTCCAATTACAGATACAATACTTTTTAATACATTTTGAAGTATTGCCCCGGTAATTTCTTGATTGCCATTTGTTTTTATAACATCCGCAATCGCTTGTTTTAATTCTTGATAATTCGCCATAACTAATTAATTTAATCGTTATTAAAATCATTATTGTAATCGCTGTTAAAATCGCCAATATTTGCCCCTAAATATCCACGACCTATTTTTTTAACGACGGTTGCTGTCTGAAATTCTATTTCCACGCTCGCCAAATCTCCCTGCGTTTGCCATTTTGGGGTAATTAGAAACGTATCGCAATCGTATTCCCTGCCGTATTTATCCGTTATGTGTATATAATCAGCCATACGAATAAAACGCATAACATCGCATAAGTATTCCGGTGCCAATATAGTACATTTGAACGTCTTTACCGAAATTTGTTTTTCCGGGAAAAAATAACCGTCCCTTTCCTCGCCGTCCTCTTCAAATTCATAATCCGGTTTTCCTAACTCGGTACAAAGATATAACATGTTTTTGAATGTCGGATTTTTATAAACTATTTGTCCGGCGTCAAACACTAAATTTTCAATGTCCCACCAATCAATTTTCAAATAACCGGAAACGTCCTGCACAACCGTAAACATTTCAGAATACCACGTTTGAACGCCATCAGATAACCGCAAATAATAAATTCCGTCAAACTGATTTAACGGCATGGGTAATATTGCCGGGTATAATATTACATCATATCCCAACGACTGAAACCGGACAACTTGCAATCCGGTTTCCCTCATGTATGTTGTTATATTTGCAATTTGTTTTCCGGTTTTATCATATAGAATAACAGACGTAACAGAATTTGAACGTGTATTTCTTATTATCTGAAACGGCAATAATCTATCAGCCGGTGCGAACAATGGGTATATTTGCCCGTATGCGTAACTTTTACGGTGGTTCTGCTGCTCTATTGACGTGTACCACGGCAATACGCTTATATTGTTATTCTGTATCATATTTCAACGTTGCTTTAATGTTTCGACTACACAAATTTACGCTTAATTTATCAACTTGACCGTTACCGATATACGTTTTTATTAGTTGCATCGGGTTTGGGTCGTCATTTGCCGGAAAACTAAACGTTTGTTTCTTCTTTCTCTCAATACCGTATGCGTAAACCTCGGAACCGTTTATTGATACACGACGGGCGGGTAAATCATATAACCAATACGGGGATTGCAGATTGATAAACGCCAAATATCCGTTTTGCAAAAAGTATTCGACCCCGTTAATAGTTTGGCGGGTAAATGGTAATATCCATTGCGACCCGGACGTTGGCGGAACGGCGGCAAACAAGGCGAACCCGTCCGAACTCATATTGCCGGGGTTTAACAACATCATATCAATATCGGACGTAAAGTTTGATATATTAATTTCCTCAACCTTTCCGGGCGTTACATACTTGCTTATTACTTGTATCGGCAACCCTTCAAATGCCGCCGTAACTTCGTCCATCCATTCAAATTGGTAACGTTCCGGCAAATCGACCTTATCAAACGAATATTCCGACGTGTTGAACGCCCACGGTTTCCCGTTGCGCAAATTCAATTCCTTTGTCAAATCGTGGCTTAATATAGCCCCGCCGGAATAGGAACCGCCATTGCGGAAATATTGGATATGCTCAATTTTAAATTTGCCGTCCTCAATGAACCAATAACATTTAAAACAATCCCGTAACATATTGGTAAATTGTTGTAAGGTCGTCGGGGCTTTTTGTGCGGGTTGCTGATATTCCCCGTTTATAATATTGGTTTTCTGTGATACAAGCAAACGGAAATTCAACCCGGATATTGGGTTGTTACCGCTGTATAAAAATTGACTGTATTCCGCCGTGGCTGCGTGTGTTATACCCGGTGCAATCTGATTGAGCAAAACGGATATACAAGACGCAACCGGGAACGCATCCCGCAAAGTATATGCTTTTCGTGCTTTTTCCTCTAATATCCAATCCATCAAATAAAACCCAAACCATAACGACGCATAACGCCACGTTGACCGGGCGATTGGATAAAACGTTTGTCCGAAAATGGAATAGGGCGGCGCAAAATACTTTCCGTTGTCCGCTAATCCCCACTCGGTCGGGGTGTCTGAAAAGTTGTTTGAAATAAACGCCACGTCGATTGCGTAACCAATCGCACGCCTATAATTACGGTTATTATCAACTATATCATCGGCGGGCAATGGATATGTATTAAGGTCGTCGATTTTCTCCACGTCGCACAAATACCGGGCGTATATATTATAACTTTTCATATCGGCGTGCATTGTACCCGTTGCGCCGGAACCCTCAACAGCGGTTAAATCAAACTCCAATGTATCAAAAGGCGACGTTGTAACCTTTGTATAACGAAACATTGCCGTATCATCGGATTGTTTGCGTATCTCGACCGCAACAGCCCCAAACGGTAAACCGTCAATTCTTTGTTGCGTAATATAGATATAATAATTTACGTTTAATTCCGGGTATAATTTTCCCTCGAAAACGTCTGCACTTGCACCCGTCGCCATTCGCCCGGTATAAAGCCCGGATATTACCGCCGGGGAACCGTGCGACGTAATTTGTATTTCTTTCAAAATATTACATAGTGCAAAATGATAGGTTTGTACTAATGCGTTTTGGTCGGTCGTGGCGTTTGCGTCTTGTTCCCAATTCGTACCGCCCAAAAAACAAGAAACAACACTATCCCCCGGAACGTATATTTGAATTAATGGACGCTTGTTTATCGTTATCCGTTGGATTGTCGGGGCTAACGTTATTAAATTGTATTCCTTTTCCAATCCCGCCAACACGTCGTTATAATCGTCGATTGCGTCCGGTTGTACAACAACCTTTTTATCGTAATCGGTAAACGTGCAATCGGTTTTCATAAACTTGCCTTGAAAGTATTGGAACCATGTACGCCCGCCGTCGTCGCTCTTTTCAATGCAATACAAAAATTCATTGTCGAACGATTGACGGTTTATATAGTCGTAATCATCCCGGACAAAGGTAATTTTGCCGGATAATTTGGCACGATAAAACCGTTGGTTGGTTTCTAATTCGTACTCCTTTGCCAAATCGTCCTTATAAATCGGATGCACGGTTTGACCTTGTAAGACGTTCGGGGCGTCCAACGTTCCCAATCTCAACCATGCCGTCCCGTTGGCGTAATGCGCTTTGATTACATTAAACCGGATATATGCGGCATTGCTTGGTATGTCAAATTCCGTATTTGTGGCGGTCGGGGCGCTTCCCCAACCGCCGATAATCTTTTTATTGCTATCGTAAAATGCGCCCCCGGCTTGCGGGGTGTAATTCTGAAACAATTTGCGGGGGTACACATTCCCAACCGGGACAAAAGTACGGGTATAATAGAACTTTGTACTATTCCCGTTTATGTTCCCGGTTGTGTGACTTATCGCCCCGTTCGCTAAAAACGCATTTACAAATGAATGTCTATAAATCGGGTTCATATCAATTTTTAATTTTACGTGTCAAATTCTTGTAAACCTCAATAACATTGCCGTTGCCATCGACGTAACGACGGCGGCGGTTTTGTTCCTTAATCTCCCTTACATCGTCTTTTAAATCCCGCAAATCCGGTGCGTTGTTTTGTTGAACCGTTACATTAACGCCGTCGGTATTGTAGGCATTAAGGTACTTTTGGGGGAATGTTCCCCGGTTCAAACTATTTATTACGTCCGGGATTATCCGGCGGAACCTCCGGGAATTACGTTTATTGATAACGGCGAAAAATTCCCCGCCCTCGGCACGCCTCCGGGTTCCATCCGGTTTGGTTCCTAAATCCACATCGTCGCCGGATTGGTGGGAACCGCCCGTCAACATTTCAACCGTACCATCGCCGTAACTTTCCGAACCCCCGGCGTTGGCGGACTTGGATAATTGAGCGGCTTTAATTTTGGCGGCGGCAAAGGAACCCCACATTATCGCAATAGCCGGAATTGCAAAGGGAAAACCTAATTGGCTCCATATTAAAGCGGACGCCGTTACAAGGTTTCCGATTTGTTGGATTGTTTGGATTGCTTGTTGTGCCTTTTGCGCCTTTTGTTGCTCCTTTAGGGCTTTTTCTTGGTTCTTTTTGGCTTGGTCTAACTCCTTTTGTGCCATTGCAACGTTATTGGCGTAACCGTTCGCCCGTGCCTCTAATTCCGCATCTAATCGGCGTTGGCTTGCGTCAACCTCTTTGTCGGCTGCGGAAACGGCGGCGTCGGCGGCTTGTACCTTTGCATCCAAAAAACTATTTAATTGCTCAATGGCAAAGGAAACGGACGTACTTATTGCCTCCTTTTGGTCGTCGTCCAAATTCAGCCCAAACAACCCGTAAATATCGTTTCCCCGTTCGTCGCCTTTGCTTTTCTCAATTTCTTGGTCGATTTTCGCAATGGTATTTTCGATTGTCTTAACCTCGGCGTCCGTCATTTTAACGCCCGCCGCTTTGTTCAACTCTAAAATCTTTTGCAACCGTGCCTTTTCTTGTGCCAATCGGAACCGAGTTTTGCGTTCCTCGGAATTACGAATTAAATCAAACTCGGACGCCTCCAACGCTTGCGTTTGGTCGAAAAGCATTAACGCCCGTTGTTGGTTTAACTCGGTCGTTTGCTTCAATACCTCGGCGTCATATTTGGCGTTAATATCCGCCTCGGATTGGCGCACGTCCTCGGCTAATTGCCTATTTTGTGCCAATTCGATTGCCCGTTGTTGCTGTAACAACTGAATACGCAAATTTATTTCCTCCTGCGAACCCTCACGGGCGGCGTCTAATTGTAATTGCGTCCGGTCGGCGGCGGCTTGCATTTGGTCGATTGTAATTTGGTCGTTCAATTCGCCCAAACTTTTTGCGTATTGTTGTTGCAAAAGTAATTGTTGGTTGAGTAATTCGGCAACTTGTGTTTCAGTTAATCCCCGCTCGGTTTCTAACCGGGTGTTAATGTCTTGTATCTGCCTTTCATACTCAACCCGCAATTGTTCCCGTTGCTTTTCCGCACCCTCTGCCATTAATGCAATTTGGGCGTCCTGTGTTGCCCGTTGTGCGGACAATTCCGCCGCCCGTTGTTGGTTGGCAATATCTACCATATCAACCGCCAATTGTTCCCGTAATAAAACAATTTGGTCGTTCAATGCTTTGCGTGCCTTAACCGTTAAATTAGTTTCCGTCCTCAACTGCAATTGTATATCAGCAATCGCACGGGCGTTGGCGGCTTGACGTTGCGCCCGTTGTTGGTCGAACGTGTTTTTAATTAAGGCAATCCGGGCGTCCTCGGCTTTGCGCAATATATCCGTTTCCGCTTTGGCGGCGTCCCGGTTTTCTTGTAAGCGTTGGGCGGCTAATATTTTTCTTTCGGCGTCCAAATCCGCCCCCTCGGTTTTTAGATTAACGGCAATGTCAACCGCCCGCCCGGTATTATCTATTTGACCCTGCACGGCTTCAATCGCTTCGTCAACCTTGACTTTATCAATTTTGCCGTCTAAATCAACATCAATATAAACTTTCTTATCCCCACGGGCTTTAGCGTTATTCAACTGCAATAACATATCGTTTAATTGCTTCAACTTTGCCCGGTTTGCCTCCAAATCGTTTAATTCTTGACCGTAAAAACCAACGCTTTTATTATGCGCCTTTGTGCGCTCGGCTAATATTTCGTCCTCAATCTTTCGGGTTTCAGACAATGAAGCGTTACGGGCTTTAGCAATGTTTAATTCCCGGTTCAATTGGGCGACACGTTCGTTGCTAACCCGGTTCATTTCGGTTGCCTCGGTTTCCAAATAATCCAACCACGCCTTTTGCGCCTCGTTAAGTTTTTGTTGGTTCTTTGCCGATTTATCGGTATTAGATGCAAACAGAACTAAAGCCCCCACAACCGTAACCAATGCCAACGCCAAAAGAACATACGGATTTGCGGCGGCAATCAGATTGAAAGCCTTTTGCGCAATTGTAGCCGCCAATGTTGCCTTTGTTCCCTGCATGGTAACAAGGCGGTTATAAACTTGCGCTTTGCTCAATGCCGCCATTTGTAGCCGGGAAATACCCAACATAATTGCGGATTGTTTTTGTACTGCGTTTTGTATGGCTTGCACCCCGGTTGTAATGGCTATTGCCGCCTGTAACTTCTTTTGCGCTTCTTGCACGTCCTCACTTTCCGCCCCGAACAATTCCATTGCCCCGGTAAATGCAGCGAACCCACCGGACGCACCCGCCGCAAAACTCAATACCGCATCCAAATTGGACGTATCGGACGCCATGCGGGTAATCTCGGCGGTTGCATCCTTGACCGCATCCCGTAATATTGCGGTTTCTTTGCTCAATTGCTGATATTCGGCGGTTCCTTGTTTGCCCTCCAATCGTAACAATGCTAATTGTTTCGTTTGGTTCTCTATTTGGGTCGTCAAACCTTTGGCGGCATCGGAATAGTTACCCACGTTTAACGACGTTTTCCCGGTCGCTTCCTGCAACCGTTTCATTTCCTCGTAAATCGCTTTTGTTTCGGCAACCAATTTGCGCCCCTCCTCGGTCGCCTCCCTTTCCTCAACCGTCATATTATTGAGGTATATTTTATTGATTGAGTATTGAGCGGACAAACGATTATATGAACCCTCGGCGGATTGGTTCAACCGGGTTGTCAACTTGTTTAATTCGTTCGCCTCCTTTTGGGCTTGCTTCAATTCCGCCAACCGTTTTGCGTTCTCGCTTTCCGCAAACGCCAAATCCTTTGCCGCCCGTGTCAATTTGTCGGTATCGGCGGACGCCCCCCGGATTGTTTTACGTCCGTTCTCGGTCGCCCCGCTTACCCCCTCCAATGCAGCCTTAACCGTTATCGCCTCACTCTTTATATTCTTTAGAGTGTTCATATAGGCGTCGGAAAGTTGGTCTAACTGATTTATCAACTTTGTAATCGAATCGTCCGGGCTTACAAGGTCGCTATATTTTATAGGGTTGTTATTATCTGCCATACTTAACGTTATTTGCGGGCAATTTGCCCCGTATTAAATTATCTTTTCTTTTCCATGTAGTTAATCAACCAAAGAAAAACAACGCCGCAAATCGCATTATTTGACGCCGTTTTTATTTTTGGTCGGTTTCAACAACTCCTTTATCCGCTCAAATGCGTTGTAATACTCCAATACGGTGTATTTCTTTGGTTCCGGTACGTGTAAATGTTGGGATATGGTTAAACACATATTTTCAAATTGTTTATCGTACTGAATTTCCATGTTATCGGAACCACTAAAAACAACCGGGCGATTGTACAACAACAACATCGTCGTTATTTTATCAATTTCCGCCCGTTTGTCCTCTGTATCGCCGTTTATAATCGCATCCAACATTAACATTGTGCGGTTGCGCAATTCGTCGTAATACTCTTTAATTGTCGCATCGTCGAACATACGGGGGAAATACATTTGCAATTCATCGTCTATTTTTTTTTTGACCGCTTCCATTTGGGCGGTCAACTCTTTAATCGGCACGTCGCCGAACATATCGACGACCTTTTGCAATCCGTCGTCAGATAAATCGTTGTACGGGGTTCCGTCGATTGATTTAACCAACACGGCAAACGCTAAACATTTCGGGCTTAACCCGGATTGAATGAAATACACGTTTTGCCGCATATTATCCAATTCGATTGCCGCCAATTCCGGGGTTTTGCTCCGGGCGTATCTCATTGCCTTTTCAATATGCGTGTCGAAATCCTGTAAATCCGAACCAATCCCGGCATCAACCAACAACATTTTATTGTATTTATGGAAACGCAACATCGGTAATTCGTCGATTGCGTCGTATATCTCAACCGTGTATTCCCCTATCTTAACCGTTTTCATAGCAAATAACGTGTTATCATGGTTGAACAAAAGGGAACCAACAACAATGCGGGGTTCCCGGTTATAAACGCCAAAAGGATTGCCAAAGCAACCCCCGCCCAAAAGGACAAACAGAAATCACAATTAAACATCTTTGCGAAAAACTCGTTACCGTGGATTTGCACCCATTCGATAACGCCCCATTTGCGTAACAAGGTCAACCCGAATGCAGCGACCAAAGCAACCACGACCGTATAAAATAAAAATGCTTTCATATACTTGTTGTTAATCAGTTAAACACGTTTCATCAATTCCCAATTCCCCGGCAAATCGGAACCCGGCGAACGGGTGCATTAAAAATTGATTGTCTATTTCGTCCAAAGTGAACCCGGCAAATATGTTTTCCGCCTTTGTGTACACTCTGTTTATTTTCATGGAACCGGAACGTAACCAAATACCGCCGTTCAATACCCGCATGATTTGTTGTTTGACCGCCTCCGTATTCCGGTTATTGGGGTCGTTAGTTATCGTCCGCATATCGAACCAAAAGATAACCGAAAACGGCGTTGTATATTTGTTTTGTTCGCCGGGGAACCAATCAATTTGTTGCGGGTCGTCCAACACAAAAAACGAAAAATTCCCTATATTACTATCCGGGGCAATCAACATATATTCGTTGCCGCCGACGTAAATATTGGGCGTGTAATATCGTTTTCCCTGTATGGACTTAACCAACCGTTCCGAACGTCCAAAGGAATAGTTAAGCCACGGCAACCCGTCCGCCAATCCCTTTTGAATATTGGCAATAACCCGGTCGAATAACTCCGGGTTCTTTATAATCGGTATTCTATCCATTTCCGTATATTGTTTTTTTTGCTTTGGTTAGCAAATCCGGGTAAACGTATTGCCAAATCAGTTCAGCAATGTTTTCGTTCGTCAACCCTAATATTTGCCGCCCGTACTTTTTAATCAAATCTTCCGTTTTGAAATCCGACGCCTTAATTTCAAATTGTTTGTCGCCGACTTCCAAATAAAAACTACTTTCAAAATCGCCCTCATCCCGTAACGTTACCCGGTTCGTCGGTTGTCCCTTTTCCTCCTTTATGGCTATTGTTAGCGGGGTATAAGGTCGATAATCCATAATGTCAACGCCCAATCGGTTAATACCTTGTTCAAATAATTGTTCCTCGGCGTTGGCATCAATGATAAACGCCGTTGTCATTCCGTCGTCGATTATGTCCCGTATAATCAACCCGGACGTCAACCCGTCGTTAAATGTATTAACCCGGTTGCGCAAATCAATTATTGATTGTAACCCCGCCATAATGCAATTACGTTGTCCGGTACTTAACGCCCCGGTTGTTGCAACTCAAACAAATACGGTCAATTCCTTGCGTATCTAACCGCAAAGCCTCAAACGCTTTTTTAAGGTCATAACCCAAACCGCCGGGGCGTCCCTCAACGTTCCCGTCCAATTCGTACAAAATTTCCATTTTAGAGGCGTTGGATTGGTTCCGGTTTACCCTTACGTTGGGGTTCATTGCCAACGTGCGCAAAGCGATTGCCGCAACTTGGCGTTGTATTACCGTTTGGAATATCGCCCGTTGTTTAATGATAAAATCGGTTAGGTCGCAACCTACCGTTATTTCACAATTCAACCCGTAATTCAGCGTATTAGTGTACATCGTATAGGCTATATCCCACAACTCCGGGTATTCGGCGAATGTTTCCGGGGCGTTGTACATAAACGGGGAAATCTGCAAATACTTTGTCAATTGCCGCCATGCCTCAATATTGCCGTACCCGGTACACGTTCCGCACGGTTCGCCGCTCCAATCTTTCGACACGTTAATTGCTTGCATCCCGGCGGGCAAATCGTCTTGATTGTAACAAAGGAACCACGCACCCCCGGCGTTGTTTGCGTCGCTTATATATGGCAAAAAACAATCTTCCAACGTAAACCATTGAAAGCCGCCATTTGTTAGCGTAAAATTCAAATCAAACGTTTTTATCGGGTCAATCTGTGAACTATGGAAAAGGTACAATTTCACAATCCCGGTTCCGCCCGTCATTTGCAAGCCAACCCGGTGTATTTGTGCCGTTACTCCCATCGCTCGCACCGGGATAATCTCAAACCCTACCAACTTATGATTATTCGGTTGGGTTGCTCTGATACGTCCGGCACCGTCAAAGAACGTGCGACGCTCCAATAGGTTCTTTGTTTCCTTATCCAACCCTTTTATTTGGGTAAATGTTTGTACCGCCGTGGAAATTCCGTTGCGGGTCAAACGTTCCAAATAGTCGGACAATATGTTGTATTTCTCCCAAAAGGTCGAACCCTCGGCGGGAACCTCGGCGACGTTATCAACCAAAGCGACCCAATACAAGGGTTTGCCCGCCGCATCGTTGGCGTATTGTACCACGGTTCCGGCTTTCCATTCCTTTGTATCATTCCAAACCGGGTATTTATAACCCCAATTATCCGGGACGATTGCCGCCATATTATCCAACGTTACAAGCGGGTGCGCCCCTTGAAAATATAACCCGCTTTCGGTTTCCGTCAATTGCTCGGCGATTGCCTCGGCGGGATTATATGATTGTTCCCAACCGACGACGTGCAATAACTTATCTTGTATTTCCTTAATCCTATACATAAGCCCAAATATAACCGCCGCAAGTTTTTTTTATACCCTTACAGCATTTAACAATATTACTATCATTTAAACCCGTTTCCCGTTGTGCGTCTTTTACTGATAAGAATGTTTTTATCAAATCTCCGCAAATGGAATACATCGCAATTTGTTTTGCTCGTTGGTGCAATCCGCCTAATCTCCCAACCATATATTCGCCAATCTTTTTATTTAGGCGTGATTTTGTTATTGGATTATTACAATTTTCTTTGGTTGTAACCCAACGCAAATTGTCCGCCCTATTATTCGATTTGTCACCGTCGATATGGTCAACACATGGTTTGTTGTCCGGGTTCGGAATGAAAGCCGCCGCAACTAATCTATGAACATTAACAGATTTACGAGTACCATTGCACAATACTACAACATTATACCCGTGCTTATTGGGAACGGATTTAATTATCTTTGTATTATTACGCACGTTTCCGTAATTACTTATTTCATAATTTGGGAAATCGTATATTACTTTCCAACTTTCCATATCATTAATTAAAAAAAAGGGGGGCGGGGATAACCACCCCGTCCCCTCGGTTAAAACTTGAAATCCTTTGAGAAATCGTTATTAAAATCCCCCTTATGCACCACCCCCGGCGGGAAATTCCCCGGCGTTGGTTACATATACGGGCATTCCTAACGGTTCGTTCGGGTTGCGTGCGGCAATTTCGGCTTTGATAATCGGATTTGCCACGGTTTCCGGGTTGCTGTTATATGCTACCATGTAGGCAACATCAACGCTAAATCCGAAATACTCTTTAACGGCACACGTCAAATCGGCGGTTGCGTCGCCCATAATCGCCGATTGGTCGCCCACGGCGGTATAATAATGCGAACCAACGGGCAAATCAATGTACGGCAAACGTACAATGTCCCATTCGTGGAAATTCGCACGGGTGCGGCGATATGCCTCACGGTCAACACGGGTTAAGATACCAACGTTTCCATCGGCAACGGCAAACATTGTTCCCATTTTGCCCGCTTCATCCGTTACGTTGTTGGTATAATGCAATACTTTGTTGTCGTACTCCATGCGCTTATTAACGTCGTTGTAAACGCCATGTTGCGCCAACTTGCGAATTAGGCTATCAACTCCCGCATTTGCGATAAGATGAATATATTCCGGGTAACAATTCGCCCGCATGATTGGGTTAATGTCGCCCAAAATCTCGGTTGCCATTTGGGTTGGAACTTGTACCACGTTTCCGGTCTGCGTGTAGTTGAGTAAAGTTTTGAAAACCTGCGTTTTGTTCGCTTCCAATGCGGCAACGGCTCCTTTATCCAAAGCATCCGCCAACGCACGGGTTGTTTTCTCCATTTTACGCATAAAATCGTGTTGGTACGAAATCTCATTGTTTGAGTATGCCGCCGGAACCATTGTAAACCCGATTGCATAAGTAGCCCAAACAAGCGTTACCAATGCGGACGTATTTTCATTATCAGCAATAACGCATGAACGCACGTTGCTAACTTGTACGTTTTCGTCATAATTGATAACCGGAACTTGTACCGTGTTACCGATACTTACTAACGCCCTATCTCTCAAATTAGGGCTAATGATTGAGTTGGGGGCGTTGGTTTGCTCAATAAAGAAATCCAATGCGCCGTACTCACACGGGCGGAACATATTACGGTCTAACTCCGGGTTCTCTATCCGCCAATTTTGTACTCTCGTTGCTATTAAACTCATACGTTTAAAAATTTAATTGTTTATAAATGCGGGTTTACCCTTTACCCGTGTTGTCTTTTACTTTTCCGGCAATGCGGCAATATTGTTATCCTGCCATGCCTGTTTCATTCCGGCGTCAAATTCAGCCGTTCCAATCTGCAAACCTTGTTGTTGCAAAGTGCTTGCGATTGCGTCGTATGCCTCAACCCTCGTTTTTGCGCCGGATATGTCAACGGTAACATTACCGCCCGCCCCGGCTCCGGTTGGTGCGCCCGTTCCGCCGCCCGCCGCTTGGCGTCCTTTATCCAAAATACCCATTGTTTCCAATTCACGGGTCAAAAGGTCGCCGGGGGTGTACGGGTTCAACTGATTGTTCGGGTTGCGCATGATTGCGCCGTTTTCGTCCTTAAACGCTAACATTTTGCCGCCTTTGCCGTCGTCGATAAACTCCGGGTTCATACCCTTAATTTTTTCGATTGCTTGACCCAACAAAACCTTTGTTGCGCTTTCCGGCAATCCTGCCTTAAACTTCAACCCGGCGGTTGCTGTCTGCAATGCCGTTTCAACACGAATGCCAAACACTTCCTTTGTGTGGGTTTGTTCGGCTTCATCGTATTTGCTTTTGAGGTCGTTGTATTGGGTCGTAACGCTTTGCAAATCTGCCTTTGCTTGCTTCAATGCCTTTGCGGTTTCCGCATCCGTCGCACCGTCGGCAATGGCTTTTTCCAAACGTGCCTTTTCTTTGGTTAGGCTGTCAATCTGTGATTGCAGACCGTTTGCGCCCTCAACTTTGGTTTTGAACTCGGTTAATACTCGTTTGGCGTAATCAAACGTCTTTTCGGTTCCGTTCTTTGCGATACCGGACACCGCCAAAATATCGGCATCCAATCCGCCGTAAATTTCGCCCGTCTTTTTGGCGATAACGCTATTTTCGTCGTTGGCGGACAATGTTGTAATTGCCGCAATTTGTTCGTCGGTTAATCCGGCTAATGCCGCATTTGCAACTAAAATTTCTCTCGTTAACATAATTCTTTCCCTTTGAATTAATTAAGTGCGATTGCTGCTACTGCTCCGCTGTTTGCGTTAATAATATGAATTGTGTATTTTGGCGAATCCCCGGTTGTGTCAACCAACCAACTAACAACACGTGCATGGCTGATTTTCTTTTCAACCTCTTTTGTTACCAAAATAACGTCGGTAATTGTTCCACCCTCAATACATTCAATCAACTTTTTCTTTGTTGCGCCATCCAATGCGGCGGCGGTTGTTGTTACTTCAATAACCAAATTGTCCTGCTGTGCAATCTGTGCCATAATCGTATTTTTAATAGTTTAATACTCTGTTACTTTTTCGCTCCGGGTTTGTCCTCGGCTTCTGCCTTTGCCTTTGCATCGGCTTTGGTTTCTTTGGCGGGTTCCGCCGGGATAACTCCCGCCGCTTTCAATTCCGCCAAAATTTCAGCCTTTAACGCCGCTTTTTCCTCGGCTTTGGCTTTCGCCTCGGCTTCTGCCTTTGCCTTTGCATCGGCGGCGGCTTTTTCCTCGGCGGCTTTCTGCTGTGCTGCGGTTCGTGCCGCTTTTTCCTCGGCTTGCGCCTTGACGTACTCGTTGGGGTCGTGCAATACGGTAATCGTGTAACCCTGTTTTTTCAGATTTTCGGCAATGCTATTTTCATAGCCTTTTTTGCCGAATTTCTGAATACGGGGGATTGATAACCGTTTACCCGTTTCGCTGTCGAATTTCTTAATTTCGATAACGCAATGATACAAATGTTTCTCATTGTCGGGGACAATGTAATTTTCGGGCGTAACGTCGATAATCGCAACGTCTTTAGTTTTGCCCTCGCTTACTTTCACTCGCATAATCGTTAAATTTATTTGTTATAAAATTTATCTTAGAGTTGAACGGCATATTATACCCAAACTCTAACACGTTCAAATATTCACGCTCAAATCTGCGTACAAAGTTAGCAAAATTCAACTTTATACGCATATCGTTTTCGCTGATAATCTGTTTGCCGTACAAATCCAATACCTCGTTACGGGTTAAATGTCGGTACGGCTCCAATTCCGCCAACGTCAACATACGTTGCAATTGGGTTGGATTGTTCCGGTATTCCGTTTCGATAATTTGGTTTTGTAATGCGTCTAATTCCGCCTCGCTTGCGCCGCTTTCCTTTGCCACTTTGTAACGTTCCCGTAACTCCGTTGCGTTGGATAAATAGAACTCCGTGCCGTAATTGACTTTTGCAGAAACGAACAAACCGCCATACCTCAAACGGCAAACGGTTTCATCGACGAATTGTTGCGCCGCCTCAAATCCTTTCTTTACTCGGTTTAAAACCGTGCTTTGGCTTTCAAAATTCGCCTGTATCTGTTGTTCATTCAATGCGTCCCGTGTGGTTATCTCCTCGTTGGTTCCAACAACCGACGTAATAATGTCATTCTTTAGGCGGTTTTCTTCCTCAACGTTATAATCCAAACTCCCACGGTCAACGGTTAGCATTTGCACCGGGTTACGCAAATCGGGTTGTTTATCCCCGTCCGGTATTGGTATTTCAACGAACGAACCGACGCCGTTAATACGACTATCCCCGCATTTGGGGCAACGCATCAAAAGCCCGGCGGCGTCCAATCTGTAAAACCCTTGTTTGTCTTTCAAAAACCCACCGTCGCAATAATCGCCATTTTCGCCGTTACTGAAATCGCAACTTTGTTCATACCCGGAATAAATCGGATATGCGCCGTATAGGTCTAAATGTCGTTTACTGATGTGGTAAAACAAAAACCAATCCAACGCCTCCAATTGTTTGGTTAGCGGGGATTGCTTAACGTCGGGTTCCGATAAACTCAACGGTTCATTCCAAAAGAAACGGGCGGGACAATAACCGACGTCGTGCGGGTTATCAATCAGCAATTCGCCGATATTGTGGTTTTTGTCCTCTCTGAAAACTCTATAACGTTCGTCGTCAATTACTGCGATACGTTCCCCGTCCTGCCTAAATATGATATAATCCATTACCCCCGTCGTCGGGTTGGCTCTGTAATCAATCACGGACGCAATAGGCAACCAATAAAAATACGGTTGCGGGTATTTGTCGGCGGGGTTTTGTTCGCTCGGCATATCGACAATAAGAACGCTATTTATTTCGGTTTGGAAAAACTCCCATCCTTTTGTACTCCAAATTTCCGGTTCGTGTAATACGTCTTGGCGGTAATACTCCCAATCGTCCCTTTGTTCCGGGTTTTGGAATTGATAATTGAACGCCGGGTTACGACCGTCAAAAATCCGGCTCAACTTATCAAAACAAACGCCCGTTACCTCGTTTGTTTTAACGGGGTAACGGAACAATGTTTTGAACATCTTAAATTTGTCATGCGGCAATAGGTTAGAAACAAATGCCATAAAATCCGTAATCGGTTGGCAAATGTCAAACGACGTTATACGGGTGCGGGCGTGAAAATTAATGCGCTGTTGGTGATAAATAGCCTTATTTATCGTTTTGCGCTTTTTCGGCTCCGTTATCCGCTTTTTTATTTCGTTTATATCCAATCCCATTGTCTTTGTCAAATTTAAAGTCTGAATTTTCCGGCAATCTCCAACCGCCATTATTAGGCATTCGCAAAAGACGTTCGGCGTGCGTAATCTCGAATTGTTCGGTTACGTTCAATGTATCATTGATTAACGCAACCTTTTGTACTTTCGCCGCCATATCGTCAACCTCCAACGGCAACTTTTAAATCCGTCAACGGATTAAATTCCGGTGCAATGATTGTGAGATTGTCGGAATAGTTAGGCAAAAACGCCCATTGTATTGCGTTGCTGTCCGGGGCTTCTAATCCGCCATGCGTTTTGTCGCCAATGAACAACGAACGGATAGGAATAGGATAATACGTTGTCTTTACCGTTTCATCCTGTATTGCTTCAATACTTCCGTTTTCGTCAAACAGATAAACGCCCAAATTGTCCGCCCAACTTTCGCATTGCAATTCTTTCATTGCCTTAATTACTGATTGGGGGATTTTACGCATTACGCCCGTGAACGGGTTCGGTTCACGCCCTATAATTTCCTCAACGCCTCCCAATGTTTCGTTACCGCCTCCAAATGTTCGGGCGGCTCCGGCTTCGTTGGTCGGGGCTTGGATATACGGGGAAACGACAATCTTTGTACTATCAGCCGCCGCCAACAACGGCGTCCATGAAGCAAGCAAAGTAATTGCCTTTTCGTTCGTAAAACTGTTTTTGCTTCCATCGTCTTTGGTTAGACGCTGAAACGCTACCTTTTGGATTTGCCCGAAACTTTCGGCGCATTTTACGGCGGGAATATCGGGCAATGAAGCCGCCGCCGGACACTTACAAGTAATCATACTCTTTAAATTTTAACGTTAAAAATTACATTTGTTACCTCGTTGGGCTGTCCCTTTGCCCTCTGTATTACTTCTACGTTGCAAAGTTATAAACTTTTTCCGCTATAAACTTGCATATCTCAATTAAATTGTTAGTTACGACGTTTAACGCCTCGGTTTGCGTGTGCGTATGGTTGTATATTACCGTCGGCAATCTCTTTTTCGTAAATCCCGGTTAATCCATCCTCCGGGTCGTCGTGCGTGTTCGCATCGAAATTGCGCAAAAAGGTTGTAACATGGTCGTAAATCGCTTTGTACCGGGTTTCCCAACCGAACGGCATAATAATACTTTGATTTACCATTGCGGACGCCGTAATTATCCGGCTTTCCTTATTGCCGCCTTGATAAAACGGGTCTGTCATTGCCCGCATTTTCTTTTTAATAACCTTTTCGTAACCCGCACCGCCGTTGTTACTCTCAACCCATACTTTTTGCGTGCCGTTCCTGTTAATCATTGCCGGAACGGTTACGGTTGTAACGTCCGTATTTTCGTCCGTCATTTCCATATCCGTAATTAAAGCAAATAACAACGGTTCCATACGCTTTGTTTTCTCGTTGAAAATCATGTTGTCCGATTTATAAACGTCATACGTGGCGGCAAACAAAAGGTCGTCCCCCTCATCGGCAACATCTATGTATGCGCCGGAACGTATGTACGTGCCGTAATCGGATTTTTCAACCCATGTTTTGAACGGTTGATATAATCGACCCTCGGCGGAACCGGGGTTGCCTTGATAGAGGCATTGAAATTGTACCGGGTCTAATGCTTTTTGCGCTTCCAACTTCATACGGTTGTGCCGTCCCTCCCATAATGCAGCCCCAACCGGGCGGGGGTCTATCTCGGTCGGTTCCCCGGTTTTCAACGCCTCAAAGTTTATGCGTACCCACGCACCCGGCGGTATGTTATCCAAATCAGCCCAACGGGTTACATCAATGATTATTTCCCCGCTCTTTTCAATGCGCCCTATTAAATCGTCTTCGTGCCATCGGGTAAATACTATAAGTTCTTGGCTATCGTTGTGTAAACGGGTACGAACAACGGTTGTGTACCATTTCCACGCCGCCGCCCGTACTATCGGGCTGTTACCCTCGGCGTAATCCTTATAAACATCGTCCAATATAGACACGTCCACGGTTTTAGAGGTCAACGAACCGCCACGCCCCACAACACGCAACGACCCCTTATGCCCTACCATTTCGATAACATCACTATTGCGTAAATACGTGTTTGCCATCGTTACGACGTTGGAACCGTTTAGATACGTTCCGGGGAACAATTCACGATACCGGGGCGTGTCAATGATACGTTGAACGTCCCGGTTGAAATCCCGTGCAATCGTGGCGGCGTATGAACCTATCACAATCTTTAAATCCGGGTTCAATCCCTCCATGAATGCGGGTAACTTTCGGCTCGACCCCTCCGATTTGCCATGTTGGGGCGGTTGTTGTACAATCATCTTTCGTATTTTGCCGTGCGCAAACATATCCAACAACGTATAATAAACGACGTGGAACGGCTCTAATACTAAATCCGGTTGCATATACCGGGCAAAGTTGATTAATCGTTTACGGGCGGCGGCTTTAACAAGCAAATCCGGTTGTTTACGGATTGCGTCGTACATCTGCACTAATTGTTCGTTGTTCATTGTTTTGCTCCTTTCTCCCATTTAGAACACGCCCGGCGACCTCGGACAATGTAATATTGATAATGCGGGCAACGTAAACAAATCGGGTTCCCGTTTAAATCCCGGTGTCTATGGTCGTCCGTTATCCATTCCGAAAAACGGCACGTGTCGCAAATCTCGGTTTGCCATTCCGGTTGCTTGGTTCCCGGACGGGGTGCGGTTACTCTCTTTGCCATTATTGCGCCCCTCCTTTCTCCAACAATGCCTTTTGATATTCGGCGGATTGCAGTTTATCAGCCAACGCAAACAACATATCGTCCGGGATTGCCTTAACGTCGTACTTTGGTTTATCGTCGTCGGTCGTGGCGTTATATCCGGGTATCTCAATTTTAACGGGTGCATCAAACCCTAACATTTTTGCCCTGCGTTGCTGAATGTTCAAAAGCAAATCCAAAAACCGGGGGTTCCCGGCGGACGTTTCGGTTGCGGTTTCATTGTACCCGTAATATTCCGGGTCGCCGTCCTCGGCATCGGTTTTGATTGGTCGCCCTTTGTTGGTTTTCTCTTTGGTGCGCATCTTTCCGGTTTTCGACGCTTCCCACGCCTCCCATGCTTGTTGCTCCATCTTATCCAATTTGCGCAATTCTTGTGTAACGTATTCGTCGATATTATCCAACCGTTCCCGTTTCCACTCAATAAGGCATTGTTGCAAATCGTAATAAACCATTTGAAAGGTTATTGTATAACCCATTCCACGGGCGGACAAATCCCGGTTCAATGCGTCCGCAATTTCCCGGTATGAATACCCACGCAAAAACAAATCGGCACAAAACCGAATGTCGTAAATTCGTTGTTCCTCGGAACGCTTATTGTAGCCTAATGGCTTCTTTCTCTTTTTCATCGTCAAACCTCTTTATAATGTCAAACGGGGTATAAAATCAACCTTTTGCGCCTTTTATCTTTAACCTCCTTTCGGTTCCTCGGTTCTTTTATCCTTTCCGTCCTTTGGTTCCTTTCCGGCTCTCTATGTCTTTTCTTATCCCGTCCCTCCTTAAAACGTGTTTACCCTTTACAAGTTATTTGCGGGGAATTTCCATTTTAAGAGGCTTTTGTTATTAACTCAATACTTTTATTGTCTTTATGGTTATCTTTCAACCACGGGGCAAATTTACGGGTTTTCCGGCGCATTGCCAAACGTTTGTACTCTCATGTATATAAACGGCAAAACCCCGGCTTTGTTTTCCGGGGCTTATTGCCTATTGTCCTATACCGTTTTCGTATCTCCCATTTGAGCAACGAAAATAATGTTGCGTTCCACGGGGGTTGGTGTATTCCGTTCCCCCTTTCATTTCCTTTATTGCCAAACATACCGGGGCGGGCTTTCCATTTACCGGAAATTCCGGGTTAAAATATCGACACGTTCCGCATATCTTTTCGGGGCGTCGATTATCCGGGGCGCATCCGGTCGGCATATTGGGAATTTCCGACGAACATTTATTTTTCATTGTGTTTGCCTCCTTTCATTACTCTTTAATTTTTAGGTTTATACTCTTGGCAACGATACATTCCGCATGATTGTTCAGATTTGAACGCCTCGCAATAACCGTTCCCGTTGACGTCCTCATACATGAAATTGGAACAATCGCCGCAACCTTTGTTCGGTTCGTGCGGGTGCGTCCGCTTATAATTCGGGTCGGTTTGGCGTCCCTTTACTTTGTCGTATGCCATTTCCAACAAATCCCGTTGCGATATGCCTAATATTACGGCGGAATGAAATACGACGGCGTTAAGGTCTGCCAATTCATCAATTACGGCGTTCATGCGTCCGGGGTCGTCAAATTCGGGCAATGCGTGTTTTACCGCCGCTTTGTACTCGTTAAATTCTTCCTCCATTTTCCGGCAACGGGACGCAATGTTTGTTCCGAACAACTCATTAAACAGATTGGCAATTTGAGCAACAACCGGACGGGCGGGTTGCTCCGTGTAATTCTCGGCGGGGGTTCCTTTGGGTTCAAATTCTCGTTTAAAATCCTTTTCCGGGCGTGCGGTAAATCGTCCGTTCAATTCCCGGATAATGTACCAACTTTCCGGCACGTCAACGAATATGCCGTTGCCATCGGGAAAAGAAAACATTGCTTTGCCGTCTGGGGTGCGGGGCGTCGTAACCGTTCCGCCTCCGGTAAATCTTAACACGGCGTCCACATTGTCCCGTCGAAATTGGATTGCGTCAACCTCTAACAAGGTGCGACAATACCGGGTTCCCGCCGTGGCGTCCGGGTCGCTTAATCGGGTGCGCATTTCCTCCGGGTATTCCTCCGGGTCGTACTTCATATAAACCGATTGAATGCCATCGGCATAAAAGAACTCAATAAAACGGTCGCCCAATCGTCCCCGAATTGCTTGTTTTAATGCCTCAATCCTTTGTCCCTCGGCTTTATCGTTTCCCTTGCTTCCATTTTGCGCCCAACTCAAACGTATTGAAGTATCGGACGCCGTAACCTCAATTTCTTGTTTTGTTATGTCCTCAATCATTGCGCACATATCGCAATCAAAGGGGCTTAATACTTGTTTATTCATTACTATTTTTTTTAATTGTTCTTACTGCGTTACTCTTTGGATATGCCAACCGCCAAAAAATTGTTTTCCGGTCGGTACGGCTGTATTTATCACATTTCAGATTTGCCCCGGTACAAATATCTTTCCCAATCTTACAACGAACACAACGTTGGCAAAATAATGTTTTGGAACTATCTGCCAACCGTTGTGCGGCGGGTGTCCATAGTGTAGCAATTAAAACCGTACCGTTGACAATTGCCCGTTCGCCGGGCTTATACTCCCTTTCCCGGTCGAACGGTTCGGGTTGCTTTACTCTCATTCTTTGCCCGCTTCGTTTACATAGTCAAACAATATGTCCAAATCGTCCTTTGCGCCTTTTACGCAAATTCGTACCCTATCGCCCCCGGCTAATGCAGTTTCGACAATCTCACAATTATACCGGGGGGCGTTTATCTGTATCATTGCCGCCGTGGTATTCGTTACAAACTCGTTTCTTTCTTCCATGCTCTCGGATTTTTGAAGTAAATAAAATGTTTCCGTTGGTTCGTTCTCGCTTTGACACGCCCCCAACAAAAGCGTTGCCAAAGATAACAATAAAATCTTTGCTTTCATCGTTTTACCTTTCTTTTAATCCATATAAACCGTATGCCGATACCGACAAATAATATTTTCGCCTCAATGTCAACGTAACGGTCGTAACCGTTGACCGCATCCACGGACACGCCGGGAACAACAAACCAACTCTTATATTTCCAATATTCCCGGACGTACACGCAAACGCCAACCCGTCCGATATGAACCCCAATTTGCGCCGTATGAACGTCGCCATTGTTCGGGATAATTCCGATTTGCTTTTTACTCATTGTCTTTTCTGTTTAATAATTCGTAACTCTCTTTATCGACTACCAAAGCCCGTGGATATTCGGTTATTACTCCTTTCGTGTAAACCAAATTGTAAATACCCAATTGTCCCTTAATTGGGAACTCAACAACCCGGCGGGGGTTGCGCATCATCCAACCGAACCCCTTTGTAATGCTTTTGCGCTTTTCCGGGGGTATGCGTGTATTTTCCCAATCTTCCGGGGTAAACTCGGCGACGGGCTTAACGTCGTATAATTCGACCAACCCCAACGTTACGCCGTTTTCATATCCGGGAATAACAGGATTAGCGGACGAACAAACCATTAAATCGCCCCGGTACGGCGTGTTTTTACTTCGTACCTCAATACATTTTTCGCCGTAAACAATCCCGTTGTCCTCATACGCCGCCGTTACCAACTGTGTTGCATACGGATTTTTGACGGTTAACGCCCGCCAACGGTCGTGTTGGGCGGGCTTGTAATCTTTGTTGTTAAATTGCATAATCGTTATTTTCTTCGTTAAACAAATCGTAATTCGCCGGGACGCAATAACCGGGCAATAATTCCCGGTCAATCCCGGACGCTTTTACAAAACTATCTTTCCAATATATCCGGGGCGTCTTATTTGGGTGCGCCTCCCAATATTCGGCGACGTCATTATAAAACCCCAACGTTTCCTTTTTCGTGTATCTGCAACCGCTTTGCAAACCAATTTTAAACAGGTCAACAAACGGGTACGACAAAGCAATTACAGAAAACGCCCGGTCAAACATTCCCGGCGGGATTGGCTCCACGCTTGCAAAGGTTGGGAACCCGTGGCGTTTTGCTCGTGCCAATGTGTTTATCCGCATACGGTTTGCGCTTGCGTTAGGTTCTAATTCATCGCACCCGGTCAACGTGGAACCAATGGCAATACGGGATTTATCCCAACCCTCGGACGCCTCGGCAAAGTCGATTAAAATATTTATACCCTCGGCGCATTTACTCAACACTTTAACCGGGACACCGTGGCGTTGACAAACTCCGATTGCTTGACGGGTCAAACGTTGGGTTTCCGGTAACAACGGGTCGGTTGTAAATGAAAAGAACAATCCCGTTTTTTGCAATTCGTCCTTATGCTTCAATAACTCATTCGTAAATATATCCAATGCGTATGGATATTCCCGCAATGCCTTTTTCAATTCCGGGGTATTGCCGCCCAATACCTTTGCCCCAATACCTTTGCGCAAATAACAATACGTGCATCCGTTGGAACAACCAACGTAAAAATTGGCTGCATTCTCGGCGTATTCCGCCGCTTTCCCTTTTGGGCTGTAAATAACCCGTCCGTTTATCGCTCCCATACTCAAAACAAATTAAAACGGTAAATCGTCGTCGGGATTATTTGGGGCGGGTGCATCCGGCACGGGCGGCGGCGGGGCTTGCGTTCCGGCTCCGGTTCCTTTGGGTGTCAACATTTCCATATCGGTTGCGACAATCTCGGTAATATACCGTTTCACGCCTTGCGCATCGTCATAACTCCGGGTTCTTAATTCCCCCTCAATATAAAGTTTATCGCCCTTTTTAACGTACTGATTGGCAACCTTTGCCAACCCATTTTGCAATACAATGTTGTGCCACTCGGTACGCTCCGGGATTTGTCGCCCGTCCTTTGTCGTAAACCCTCGTTTAGTTGTTGCCAACGAAAAGGTCGCAACGCAACCGCCGTTGTCGAACTCCTTAAAATCCGGGGCTTTTCCTGTATGCCCCAATAAAATAACTTTGTTTACACTCATAACTATTTGAATTTTACGCCATCGAATAAATACATTTTCTTATTATCAGACCAACCCGCCGCCATATTTAAGGCTTTCCGGTCGTCGTCATGTACAAACTCGCAATACCACGAATTGCCGCCAACGTTCGCTTTTTCTTTCAGTCGTACCAATTTACCAACAATGTACCGGGCAAATTTGGCGTAACCGCTTCCGTCCGATATATGGATAATGCGACGTTCGGCGTTTATTTTTGGCAATTCTTCGATTTGCGGGGTTTTTTCCTCGGTCGGGTATCTTTGTGCCCTTTGGAAATCTTTTTTGATTGACGACCGGGAAATTGCCCCGTAATCGGGTGTTCTTTTCTTGGTTCTCATTCTCCTTTGTAATTTGGATTTAATTGTCCCATTTTAGACAATGCAACCCGTTTTCGGGTTATTGGATTATTGGAATTTTGTTTGCGATTACTCCAACGCAAATTATCAATATGGTTATTGGCTCGGTCGCCGTCGATATGGTCAATTTCCGGCAAATTATCCGGGTTGGGAATAAACGCCGCCGCAACTAATCTATGTAAACGAAATGTCTTTCTTTTCTGACTAATGCAAAGCACAACGCCCGTGTAACCCTCTTTATCTGTATGCGGTTTCAATATTCGCCCTTTCTTTTTATGGCAATTCTGTAACCGTCCATTTATAACCATATCTTTAGAACGAACCCGCCCGTAATTGCTAACCTCGTAACGTTGGTTATATCCGTCTATCTCTTTCCAAACTTCCATACTCTTTTTTTATTAACTCTATTATCCTAATATTGCCCGGATAAATGCGCATTTTGGATTTATCCCCGTTTTCCCATTGGTTATGGTGTTCAAAGCAAAGTATATTTATATTCCTTGCATCGTGCGCTGCCTCCGGGTATGCTCCACGGGTCAAAATGTGGGAACAATAAACGGCGGAATAATTCCGTAATGGCTTTAAACATTCTTCGCATTGGTGCGGCTTGTTATCCCATACCCAACGAAAAAAACGCTCATTTGCCGCCATTATATTTGCACCACGCCCGAAAACACAATGCCCGAACAATTCCCGTTGTATCTCAACCCTCAAACGAATATCCATTTTAAACAACTTAATGTCTAATAATGGTTGATAGCCACGTGATACAACATAATTATAACTTTCTCGGTCGTCTATAATAATCGTTTCCATACAAAACCATTATAATTTTTTGTTTTACCATCTAAGTTTTTACAAACACCTTTCCGTAAAAATCCGCTTTTCTTTGCTTCGGCAAATGATATATACGTTTTTATCAAATTCCCGTTTAAATCATATTGCGCCAATCCTTTTGCGGCGTAATGCGGTTTATTGTTCAATATGCGTTTTAGTTTATCAACCGTTACCGGGTTATTACTATTTTCTTTTGGTGTAACCCAACGCAAATTGCAAACCCGATTATCGGTTAAATTTCCGTTTATGTGGTCAACTTGTTGTTTATTGTCCGGGTTCGGAATGAAAGCCGCCGCAACTAATCTATGAACTAAAAAAACGTATCGTTTCCCGCTCCTATATAGTCCAACGGCATTATATCCGTTTATTTTCCACGGCTTCAACATAACATCCATTTTCACACTAAAAACGTTTCCCGTATTATCAACACAATATCCGGGAAATCCTCCAATTTCTTTTAAATTTTCCATATTTGCCAACTTTATAAGTAAGCCAACATTTAAGAAAAACGGGGCGGGCTGTTGGCTTTGCCCTTTTCAGTTGGTAGCTACTCCAACCTATCCCCGTTCATGCTGCAAATATAGCAAATTTATTGGTATTCGTCCCGGTCTGTCAACAAATACGGTTCCATACTCTTACATTTCCGCCGTTTCGTCGTTCGGTTCCGGGTCGTCCGCCGGGTCGTTAATATCCGGGAACAATCCGTTATCATCTACCTTTTCGGCATTCAATCCGGGTGCGGGTTCGCCATCAGCCCCGAACAACTCCAATTGCGCCTTTTTACCCTTGAAAAGAAAGGCGTAAACCTCGGTTTCAATGTTGGCGGCAATTTCTTCTAATTCTTCCTCAAACCCGAACGTTTCCGTATTGAATTTAAGGCGGGGCGAATTGATTGCGGTTTTCTGATTGTTAGACACGGTAAACAACCCGGTTAAAACAACCCCTACGTTATCGTCTTGACCGGAAAAGGACACGCCCCGAACCTCTATGTTTTTCAACATTTCGTCGGCAAAATCCCGTGATAATTCGCTTTGCTTTTTGGTTGCTTTGAAATCGGACGTTTCAACCATTGAAAGAAAGGACGTAATATTAAAAATCCGTCCCATGATTGGGCGCAAACGGTCGAAACAATCCCGCAAATCCGGGTGTATGTCCTTTGCACTTTCGACGTGGTATTTGTTCGTGTAACTCTCATTACCGATTGTTTCGGTAACTTCATAATGTACGTCTAACCCGCCGTCCTTTAATGTCTTGACTTTCGACAATGCAAACGCCTTTTCGCTTGGTATCAACATAACGTTTGCGGCTTTTTTTTCTTCGCTCATTTTTTAATTATTTGATTGTTACCGGGAATACGCCCGGAACGGTTTTATAACTTAAAATTCTGTTTCGTCCAATAATTCCCGTGTCTTACTATTCGACGGAACCGCCGGGCGTTCCGGTTCCGGGGTTGGTTCCGGGACGGGTTCCCCGGTTCCGATTGGTTCCGTTACCGGGTTGGGGTCGTGGAACTCAATATTGCGCCCGCCTTTGGGCTTTTCCGGCTCAAATTGGGCTTTGAGTTGTTCCGCCGGGTATTCCTTTTGCGCTAACTCAATAATCCCCAAATTAACCAATTCCGGGACGCAACGGCGCAACGCCCTTATGTCCTCTAATGCGTCATGCGCCGGGAATGTTTCGCCGGGGAATAACTTACTATATAATTCCTCTAATTTGGGATATTTTCCCGGTCGCCCGTTTGAATACAATGCGCCGACAAACTTAATTGTTTTCATCATTGTATCAATGCGTTTGCCCTTATGTAATGCGTCCTCAACGTGTGCGTCGTAATATTCCCGTCCACAATAGCGCAAAACGTTTGCTTTTAACATTGAACTATCAAAGTAAATGTTGTGCGCACATACAAGCGGGGCGGCGTTGGCATCCGCTAAAAATTCGTCCACGACCTCGGCAAACGGCACGCCCTCGGTAATTGCCCGTTCGGTTGTTATACCATGAATTGCGGTTGTTTCCGGGGGTATCTCGTAATTATCGGGTTTGATAATATAACTTTTTTCCTTATCGCCCAACGACCATGCCAATTGGACGACGTGCGGGAATTGCTCAAAATCCGCATCCCATTTCAAACCCTTTGCCGGAACCCCGGTTGTTTCACAATCAAAGAAACAAATATCTTTCAATTCAAACTTTTGCATAACCTTATAAATTTTCAAATTCTGTTTTTAACTCGTTTAATTCTTTCTCAATGCGGGCGATTGTTAGAGTTTTCATAACATCAAAATCAATATACGACGTTTTGATTTTGTCAAAACTCCGGTCGTCGCCTTTGCTGTATAAAGTAACATAATTATACGTAAAACGTGTTGCACGTTTCCAATCCTCTAATTGCGCCTCCAATGCGCCGATTTTTTCGGCTAACTTTGCGCCGTTCTGTAATTGTTCGTTTGTCATACTCTCGGTTATTAAATTGTTAATTACTCATTTTCATTGCGGTATTTATCCCGCTTTTTTCCCAACTCCAAAACGTCCCGGTTTTCCTCAATGTATTGTTTTACATCTTTGCGACAATATGGTTGGTTCTCCAACCAAAGCAAATGCCAATACGGTACGTTTTCCATCGGTTGCCCCTTAAATTTACCTTGCGGCATCGGGGATTTGTCGTTTAATTCCATACTAAAAAAGTCTTTTTTGCCCGTCCTCGTTGGGGGTTTGTTCAACATATTTTGCCCGTGTAATCCAAACGCACCCGCACCGCAAACACTTTATCCGGCTGTAATGCTTTGGCGTGTATTCGTGGCGGATAATCCGCCAACCCGCCAACGGGTAATTTTTCCGTTTTCCGTTACACTTGCAAAACATACCTACAACGTTCGGGGGTCGTCAATAAATGTATTGTATTCCTCGGCGGCAATCTGTTTGAGCGTTTCGATATGTTCGATTAACTCGGCGTTCGACAAATCCGCCACGGTGCGCAAATCGTGGGAATATACCCCCGTTTCTTCGTTGACCCGTTCAACGTACATAATCGGGGAAAATTCCCGCAAACGTCGTTCGGTTTGTTCCTCTGTCAGACGTTCGCCCGCCTCCCAAATTGCGTGCTTAAACGTCGGTACAACATAGTTGAAATAATACCCTTTCAAAGCCTCGGACGAACCGGGGGACGCAACAATAAACCGGGCAATAATGCGGGAACCTTTCCAACCCTTGAAAAACTCGTTTAATTCCCCCATATACATTGCCAACCCGCCGTTATTGTTTATTGTTCCCGTCGCTGTTATTTCTCGCTTTTTCATCGGCTATTAATTTTTGCATTGTCTTATTAAACGCTGTCATTCCGATTATATGGATAACGTCCCGTTCCGCCCGTGATAACTTCGTTTCCCGTTTATCCAATACCTTTGCGAATGTAACAACAAATTCGCCCGGCTCCAACAATCCGGCATTGTGTAACCCGTCGATTGGGTGCGCTTTCAAACGCTCGGTCGCTTTCAATTCTTTGCGGGCTTTTTCCCGGCTTTCCCATATTTCCCGAACCTCGGCGGCGGCATTGTCGTAAAACAATTGCATTTTCAAAACGTCCGCAATAGACAAATCAGCCACGGCGGTTGGTTGCTCTTTTTCCGGCTCCGGTTCCGTCGTAACGGGTGCAACCTTACCGTTATTCACTCCATAACCGAACAACGCAAAATCCCCCTTTGTTGGGTCGTCCGGGAATATCTCGGCGAAACGGTCGGTTATCTCAATGGCTGTTTGCAAATCCGGCGTCCGGCGTTTTACAAGCCCCAACCGCAATGCCTGTTTATGTACGTGGGTATCTAATGGAATGATTAAATTACGGGGGTCGCAAATCGTCCACAATCCAAAGTCAACCGGGGAACCGTTGCGACACATCCAACGCAAAAACATACATAAGCGTTTGCAACCGCTTTTCGTTTCCATATCCGGCACGCCCTTAACATCGCCGAAAAGACGTTGTAATTGCTCCAATGGACGCCCGCCCGGTTGCGCTTGCAATGCCTTTTCCATGTTCTCAAACTTACTATATACGTCAAATAAGCGGGCGCAAAGGTCGTGAAAATCGGCGTATGTAAACGTTTTATAAAAATTCTCTTTACTGCCTTTGTATTGCTTCCATTCCGGGGCGGTTTCCTGCGTATCGGTTCCAACAATGTAATGATACGGCGCACCCTTGAAAATTTCCCGGTCGATAAAATCCGCCTTTTGGATTATCTGTTTGCGGAAGCCCCACGCAATCCACGCCGTAACAAATGCGCTAATCTCAATATTTACCCGACTATCGTAACGGTGCGGGATTTGCACCGGGTCGGATTGGATAAACTCGGCGGTTTCGTATTGTTCCGCCCAACGTTTCAAATTATCATTCAATGTATATGCCATTGTTTTAGATTTTAAGGGGACGGAAAGCCCGCCCCCGGTTATTATTCGTTTTCCGTGTATTCCTCAACAACTAAATCAGTTTGTCCCCGCTTCACTTCCTCAATAAAGCCTTGAAAACCGTTTGCCTTTGCAATATCTATAATCGCCTGTAAACGCTTTTCGCCCAAACTTTCGCCCCTCGCAATGCGGAATACCTTAACCGTCGGATTGCTTGCAATAATCAGTTTGGCGGCAACCTCCATAATTTGACTATCTGAAACTTTCCCGGCGACGAACGGCACGCCGTTTAACTCTAAACCGTCGTCCGTGAACGAAAGCCCGGCAATCGGTAATTTGGACGTTGCAATAAGTGTTTCCCTTTCCTTTGCCAATGCGCCTAATTTGTCCTCAAACGTGCGGGCGGTTTTCTCGGCGGCTTCCTTTTGTTTCTTCTTTGCCATGTAATCCACAACCAACGCATTAATACGGTTGTGTTCCTCGGCTTTTTTCAGTTGTTCCGCCGTATCTAATTTTTCCGGGTTATTGGCTTCGTATTCCTCTAACCATTTGTCGGCATTCGCTTTGCGTTTCTCAAAATCAGCTTTTTCCGCCTCAATGGTTGCCAATGTTTCCTTTAATTCGGCATCGACGTTTTTACGGGATATTTTCGCCTCTTTTTTAGCGTCCTCTAACCGTTTTTGCGCCTCGGCGATAATGCGGGCAACCTCTTTTTCCTCATTCGCTAAATTGGTATCAATAACCGCAACGGCTTTGTCGTGGTTATCGTTGGCGGTTTTAATACGTCCGGGGATTGCCTCCAATTGTTCAATCCTTTGTTGCCGGGCTTGACGTACCGTTTTCGCTTTCTCAATCAACCGGGCATTTTCGTTTTGTTCTTCCATCAACGCCGTAATATCCTTTTTCTCGGCATACGTTTTGACGTCGCCGGGTTTCAATTGCTTTTCAGCGTTGGCGCAAATGGTTGTGTACGTCTTGACCTCGGTGTTGGCGTCTTTTCTTTTGTCCTTAACGGTCGTAACCTCGGCGTCAATTTCTGCAATCCGGGTGCGCACCTTTTCCGGCAACAAAGCCTTTACAACCTCAATTTGTTTGCGGCGTCCCTCGGCGGTTTCACTCCAACGGGAAAACTCCACGGCGTCAAAATCTTGGTAGCCGAAAATCTTTTGCAGCATTGAAACGTTATCCGAACGCATCCCGGTTGTTTGGGATTTAATGGATAACGTCCCCCGTGGGTTGGCTTTGGTAAACTTTAATTCGACCTCGTAATTTTCGCCGTCGTTACCTACAACCATTTTTGCAAATCCTTTGTCCTCGCCATTTTTCAACACGGCGTCCCGGTTCCCGGTCAACATTGCGCCGATTGCTTTTAAAAGGGTTGATTTGCCTAACTCATTGTCCCCGGTAATGAAATATACATTACCCTCAAAATCTGCGTTGAACTCTTTGATAACTTGAAAATTCAACAATTCCAATTTCTTAATATACATCGCTCTTTAAATTTATTTATTTCCCGGAAATCGCCGGGTCGTTATGTTCCCATTTATAACCGTTGTATGTTTTTCTTTTCCCGTTACATACCTGTAATATTACATACTTTTGCCAAGGAAAAACACACGCATCTAAAATATTATCAAAACATACAATATTACCTAATTTATCAATACGTTTAACGGGATATAATTTTGATACACGTTTAACGTTCTCAAATTTTAGGTTCTCGCCAATAGTACACCAACGTAAATTATTAACATGATTATTTAATTTATTCCCGTCGATATGGTCAACACATGGTTTATTGTCCGGGTTGGGAATGAACGCCAAAGCAACCAATCTATGAACCCGCATAACTTTTAAACCATTGATTTTTAATTTTACAGTCATATAGCCACCGTTCAAATAAGGCTTTATTTCCTTATCATTTTGCGTTATATTGCCATTTTCAGCAACGTAACAATCATATTCTATTAAGTATTTACCTTTTTTCATGCCGCAAATATATGTAAAATAATGGATATACCAAAACTTTTATTTTTTATTTTCGGTTATTTTTTTATTTTCCGCAATAATCGCCCCAAAACAACGCATTTACCGCCGCCGTTAAACTCAACTAACATATTGCCGTTGCGCCCTCTTATACATTTACCATCGGAACGACGAACCGCCCGGCACGGCATACGTCGCAATTCCGGGCGGGTCAATCGGTCGCCTAAATAGATATAATCCATTTCGTCCATATCAAAACAATTTCATTTGTGTATCGGTCAATACAGCAACGACCGCATCAACTTTGCGTTCCCAATTTTCCAACGTTGCCAATTTCTCCGGGGTTGGGTTCCATTGGCAACGTCGTTGGTTGTGCCGCATCTGTTTTACCATTTCCGCCAAATCTTTTGCCGTTATTTTTTCGGGATTTTCGATTTGCGGGGCTTTTGTTTCGTCTGCCATATAAGTAACCATTTGAATAATTAAACGCCCCTACGGGCTTAAAATAAACGGTTGTGCATTTGTTGGGGCAAATTTTCCAAAACCCAACGGGGGTTATTCTGCAAAATGAACCGTCCAAAGTGCATTATTAACGTTGCGTCCGCATTCCACAACGCCGGGGTAATCTCCGGGTACAATTTCCCGGCAATATCCCGGAACCGTCGTTTGCGGTCTGCCTTTTCCTCCTTTTTCCCTTTTACCTTGATACGCAATTTAAGGTCGTTTTGCCACTTCATAGCATTAACCAAAACAAACGGTATTTCGGCGACGGTTATAATGGCTTTCAAATGCTCAAAGTTTTGCAACATCTTTTGAATGCGGTACAATTTACCCATGTTTGCCCCGGTATCGCCAACCGTTACGTCGTCCGGGCGAACGCTCAATTTTTCCAAAAAGATAATCGGCGTACAAATCTCTTTGTAATAGTTGAGAAAATCCCGTATCTCGTTAATGTCTTTAGGCATCTTAATTGCCGTTGCGTTATGATTGGGTCGCCAAACCACAATACCCCCGGCGGCTCCGGGGTCAATCCCAATAATACAATCTATTTTCATTTTTCAAATTTCAAATAATGG